AACCCCCCTGTTTTTTCTGCCTTTCCCTCTCCGATGCAGTCGGAGATTCACCAAGACAGTCCATTTACAGCCAGACCAGTCGCGAATTAACCCGATGCCAGCCAAGCAGTCCAAAGCCCTACGAGGGGCAACCAAACCAAGGCTTGCCAGCATCCCGCTTAAAGGCGCTAACAAGCTGCAAGATGTCAAAGACCTTTGCACGATTATAGATATGCCGCTTCTCCCATGGCAGGAGTACGTTCTCAAGGACATGCTAGGCGTGGACAAGAAGGGCATGTGGATTCGCAAGACAAACCTGCTACTTATCGCTCGACAGAACGGAAAGACCCACTTAGCTCGTATGCTTATCTTGGCTCACCTACTTAAGTGGGATAGTAAAAATGTCTTAATCATGTCCTCTAATCGAAGCATGGCTCTGGACACCTTTAGACAAGTCGCTCAAGTATTGGAGAACAATGACCACCTCAAGGGATTCGTTAAACAGATCAGGTACGCCAACGGAACTGAGTCTATTGAGATGCTGGACGGAAGAAGGCTGGACGTTGTTGCGGCAACTAGAGATGGCTCTCGCGGAAGAACAGCAGACTTTCTCTTCATTGACGAGCTCCGAGAGATTAACGAAGAGGGATTTCGAGCGGCTATCCCTACAACTAGAGCGCGTCCAAACGCTCAGACGCTTCTTACCTCTAATGCAGGAGACGCTTTCTCGGTAGTCCTAAATGGCATGAGAGAAAGGGCGCTAGAGAACCCGCCTAAGAGCTTTGGGTTCTATGAGTACTCAGCTCCCCAATATTGCAAGATTACGGATCGCGTAGGTTGGGCTCAAGCCAACCCTGCGCTCTCATACACGATAAGCGAGGAATCCCTTGAAGAAGCAGTTGCGACAAGCCCTATTGAAAATACTAGAACTGAGTTGCTCTGCCAATGGATTGACTCTCTTGCTTCTCCGTGGCCGCATGGGGTACTTGAAGATACGAGCGACTCAGCACTCACGATTCCGGTGGGCGGCTATACAGTATTTGCATTTGATGTCAGTCCGTCTCGCCGCAATGCAAGTCTGGTTGCTGGACAGATACTCCCAGATGGTCGCATCGGAGTTGGAATCCTACAGACGTGGGAATCGCAAGTCTCTGTAGATGATCTAAAAATTGCCGTGGACATTAAGGCATGGGCTGACCAGTACAGACCTCGCCAAATCTGCTACGACAAGTACACAGCCCAGTCAATCGCGGACAAGCTGACAAACGCTGGACAGATTACCCAAGACATTAGCGGGGCATCCTTCTATCAAGCTTGCGGAGACCTGCTCGATGCTTTGGTCAACAAGCGGCTATCGCACTCTGGTCAAAGTAACTGGATTCAGCAGATGAATAACTGCGCAGCCAAGGTTAATGATTCGGCTTGGCGCATTGTTAAACGCAAGAGCGCAGGCGATGTCTCTGGAGCGATTGCAACCGCCATGGTTGTTCATATGCTTTACAAACCACAACAGGTAGCGGCTATATACACAGAATAATCTATATGTAGTGTATAATTGCCCTCTATGGGTCTCTTTTCGCGTAAGCCACAAGTAATTGAAGCACAAGCCGCCCCGCACATTATGGGCGATAACCTTAACTCAATTTACAGCTTCACCTTCCCAGTTATCTCTCGCCGCGATGCTATGAGCGTTCCAGCTCTTAAAAGATGCCGCGATCTACTTTGCACAGTTGGCACAATTCCTCTTGAGTATAAGAAGAAGTCCACAGGCGAAGAAATTGCTGCACCTCGATGGGTTCACCAACTTTCCAAGTCACAGCCACAGTTTGTAACAATAAGCTGGTTGGTTGACAGCCTTCTTATGTATGGGCAAGCCTTTCTCGAAATTGTTGAGGTTTATCAGGAAGATGGAAGAGGCGCTTCTTTCGAGTGGGTATCTAACACACGCGTCACCTTTGACCTAGATGTTCACAACGTATATGTGACCCAATACTATGTTGATGGCTCACCTCGCCCAATGTCAGGTTTAGGATCACTCGTAACGTTCCAAGCCTTTAACGAAGGCATACTTAATGCTGGCTCTCGTACTATTCAGTCAGCGATTGACGTTAATAAAGCTGCCGCGATAGCCGCATCAACGCCAATGGCATCTGGCATCTTGAAAAACACAGGCGCAGACCTACCACCTGCCGAGGTCTCTGGACTTCTAGCAGCTTGGAAGCGCAGCCGTCAAAATAATTCAACCGCTTACTTGACTTCAACTCTTGAGTTCCAGCCAACACAATTCTCACCTCGCGACATGATGATGGTGGAAAGCATCCAGAATCTTGCAACTGAAATCGCTCGACTCTGTGGCGTTCCCGCTTACTATGTGTCCGCAGATCAAAACACATCTATGACTTACGCAAACATTTTAGATGAAAGAAAGCAGCTTGTAGCCCTTGCTTTCCAGCCATACATTTCGGCTATTGAATCACGCTTATCTATGGATGACATCTCAACCGCAGGGCATTACGTCAAGTTTGCACTTGATGACTCATTCCTTCGTACAGAACCAATGGAGCGACTTCTTGTAATTGAGAAGATGCTTGAACTTCAACTAATTACAACTGAACAAGCGATGGAAATGGAAGATTTAACTCCAAACGGAAGTGAGACAATATAATGGAAACCTTGTACATCGAAGCCGCCTCTATTGAGTGCAGCGAAGAACGCCGCGAAATCTCTGGCAAAATCGTGCCAATGGGAACTGGTGAAATTGGACAGACTAATCTAGGCGCATACACATTTGCTGCTGGCTCTATCGAAATTGCTGATCCGACAAAGATTAAGCTGCTGTCACAACACGACATGAAGAAGCCAGTTGGTCGCATGACTTCAGCAGAAGTCCGCGAAGATGGCATTTATGCGACCTTCAAGTTGTCACGTTCATCTGGTGGCAACGATGCACTTGTCATGGCACAGGAAGGGCTTGTTTCTGGCTTGTCAATCGGCGCAGAAATTATTTCTTCACAGCCTTCACGCGATGGCTACACAGTAGTTACCGCCGCCAAACTAAAAGAAGTTTCTCTTGTCACAGAAGCGGCATTTAAGTCCGCCGAGGTGCTAGAGATAGCAGCAGAAGAAGTAATTCCTGCTGAAGAAACCCCAACTACAGAAAGCGAGACAGTCGTGGAAGAAACCACACCAGTCGAAGCAACACCATCAGTAGAAGCTGCGGCTGTCGAGGCTGCTCGTCCTACTGTGCAAGCGATGATGTACACAACTCCAAGAATTGAAGTTACAAAGCGTAACTACTTGGAAAACACACTAAAGGCAAATCTTTTCGGAGATGAAGATTCACGTCAATGGCTCCGCGCTGCTGACAACGATCAGACAACAGGTGCAGGATTTATCCCAACACCACAGAGCACACAGCTCCTAAACTTCCTCTCAAACGCTGACCGCCCAATGATTGACTCAATCACACGCGGCTCAATGCCAGAGTTCGGAAAAACCTTTGAGTTGCCAAAGATTACTGAAGTTCCTCTCGTTGACCAGATTGACGAAAACGGCGCAGTAACAGAATCACAGCTCGAGGCTTCATACATTACAGTTACAAAGAAGTCATTCAAGGGTCGTGCAATTACTACTCTCGAACTCCTAACAAACTCAACACCTGCATTCTTGGATGAGCTTGTCACACAGATGGAATTTGCTTATGCAAAGGACACAGAGCAGTATGTAACAACTGCAATTCAGGGTGCTGGAACTCTTAACGCAACAGCGCAAGACAACACAGCTTCAGGACTTCTCTCATACGTAGCAAGCGCAGCAGCAGCAGTCTATTCTGCTTCAATCGGTTTTGCTCGCAACATCATCGTTACTCCAGAACAATGGGCTAACATCATGAGCTACAACGATTCAGGTCGTCCAATCTACATCGCAGCAAACCCACAAAACGCTGGCGGATCACTTTCACCACAGTCACTACGTGGCACAGTTGCAGGTCTTGACCTTCGTGTATCTCGTTATATGCAGGGTTCTGGTGGAGTCGGTACAGCAGATTACTCAATGGCTGTTATCAACCCAGAGGCTTACACATGGTACGAGTCAGCACGTCAGCAACTACGCACAAACATTAACTCTGATGGAACAGTAGATATTCTACTCTTTGGTCAGGGCGCACTTGCCACCAAGTTGGCAGCAGGAGCGAACTGGTTCAATAAGAACTAATCGTTCAACTAAGTCGCTTGGCGGGTTACCAGAGCCCTTGTAGCCCGCCAAGTCTTTAGAAAGGATAACAATGAGCATCACAACAGTCGCAGAGCTTCGTACCGCACTAGGTATTGGAACTCTCTATACTGATGCCGTATTGCAGTCAGTCTGCGATGCCTCTGATGATGTCTTGTTGCCTTTTCTATGGACAAACGTACTTCCAGCAACAGGTCACTCTAACAACGGCACAGCAGGGGTCTTATACTTCAACGATTACGTTGAGGACGTTTTCTATGTCGGGCAGACAATTACAGTCACAGGTTGTGGATCAGCTTTTAACGGCTCAAAGACAGTCAATGCAGTCAATGGAAAAAGCATTGACATTACAACAACCCATGCGGCTAATGTCGTTAAGACTTTTCACCCTATTTACCCTTATGGTCAGGTAGCGGCAACTACTTACACAGATTACTCAAGCAAGCCAGCAGTACAGGAAGCTAGCCTCATGATCAGCGTGGCTATCTGGCAAGCGCGTCAAGCACCAACAGGTCAAGGCGTGAGCATTGACGGCTACGCACCAAGCCCTTACACCATGTCTAATCAGCTCATGGCTCGCGTTCGTGGCTTACTAGCACCATTCCTAAGCCCTAACTCTATGGTGGGCTAATGCCAGCAATTACCACTCTTCGCAGCACGATAGCGGCTGCACTTACTGACAACACCAAGTGGAGCGTGTTCTCATTTCCACCTGCTACGCCTATCGCTAACAGCGTTATTGTCAGCCCTGCTGATCCTTACCTAGTTCCCAGCAATAATGACTACACAGCCATCGCGCCACTAGCAAACTTTACTATTACCATCCTTGTGCCATTACTGGACAATCAAGGAAACCTCGCTGGGATTGAGGATGACGTAGTACGCCTCTTCCAGCTTCTCGAAGCATCGAGCATTGTGTTCAACGTAGGCAGCGTGTCCAGCCCTAAAGTGCTGAACCTACCTACTGGAGACTTACTGGCTTGCGATGTCGCAATCAGTACCCTAACGGAATGGAGCTAGTCATGAGCGACTGGGAAAAGGAGCGAGACGCTTTTCTTGCGAAAATCGGACAAACTCCAGAAGTAAAAGCAGCACCAAAACCAACTACCAAGAAAGATGAGGAATAACTGAAATGGCAGTATTTCTAAACAATGGCGTAGTTCTAACTGTCAATACAGTTGACCTATCTGATCACGTCACAGCAGTAACACTCAACCGCACTTTCGATGAACTCGAAGTAACAGCAATGGGCGATTCAGGACACAAGTTCGTCAAGGGTCTTGAGGCAGCATCTATCACTATTGACTTCCTTAACGACACAGCTACAAGCGAGGTCTTGCAGACTCTTGCTGCTGCATACGGCACAAACGTAACAGTTACACTTAAGCAGACATCTGCTGCTACATCAGCGACAAACCCACTTTACACAATGACTTGCTTAGTCAATAACCTTACCGATATTAACGGCGCAGTTGGAGACCTTGGCACACAATCTGTAACTTGGAACGTCTCTGGTACAGTAGCAGTCACAACAGCGTAAGAAGGAGATAAGGGCTATGGCAAAACTCAAAGTAACAAGGGCTGACGGACAAGTGCAGGAGTTCGAGATAACTCCAGTAATTGAGTACAGCTTTGAGCAGCACTTTAAGAAGGGTTTTCACAAATCCTTAATAGAGGACCAGATGCAGAGTTCTGTGTACTGGATTTGCTGGGAAGCCATTAGACGTTCGGGTGAAACAGTCAAACCTTTTGGGGAACAGTTTATTGAGACTCTCAAGTCAGTTGAGGTCTTAGAGTCTGACCCTTTAGGTTAGATCGGAACTCCCTCACCTATCTCGCAGCTCGATTGAGTTATGAGTATGGAGTTCCGTTCAACTCCATCGTGGAACTTCCTACGATGGCTTTCAAGGCTCATGTACAGGTATTAAAGGACATAGCAAAGGAGCAAAGCGATGCCAACAAAAATCCAAGGCGTAATCGCTTATCGTAAAGCCCTTCGCCAGTTTGAGCCTGACCTAGCCAAAGAAACAACTAAAGAGATAACTGCCTTCTTAAAGCCAGTAGTTAAGGATGCTCGCGGTTATTTACCATCAAACGCAGAAGCTCCAAGCGGATGGTTGAAACGTCCTAACGCTAAAGGTCGATGGGCTAATCGTTATTACGATGCCACAATTGCCCGCCGTAGCATCAGCTACAAGACAAGCCCTAGCAAAGCCAATCGTTCAGGCTTTCGCGCTTTGGCATCTATATTTAATAAAGGCGCTGCTGGCGCTATCTATGAAACTGCTGGACGTAAGTCTGGAGTAACTGGCAAGTTCACACCTAAACTCGGTGGACAACTCAAAGGCGATAAGCCAAAGATGACAGGTCGCGCAATCTTTAGAGCCTTCGAGGAAGATCAAGGCAAAGCCACAGCAGGAGTAATTAAGGCGATCGAGCGTTCAGCCGCTAAGTTCAATGCAAAGGTTAAAGGATAATGGCAGACTTAAGAGTTGATATAGCGGCGGAGTTTGTAGGCAAGAAGGCGTTTAAGGATGCTGACAATGCAGCCCTTAGACTAGATAAGACAATTAAGAAGTTAGGGCGCACCCTTGGCGTTACCCTTGGTGCATCAGCTATGGCAGCCTATGGCAAGGCAGCAGTCAAAGCCTTCGCAGAAGATGAAGCAGCAGCTCGCAGACTCGCAAGCGCAGTCGATAACCTGGGGCTTTCATTCTCTAAGGTGCAGGTTGCAGACTTTATCTCTAGCCTAGAAACCACCGCAGCAATCTCAGATGACGTTCTTCGTCCAGCCTTTCAATCTTTGCTCAACATAACTGGATCACTTACCAAGTCTCAAGAGCTTCTTAACAATGCCATTCAGATAAGCCGCGCATCAGGAGTGGACTTAGCCACAGTCACCACAGATTTAGGCAAGGGCTATGTGGGTATTACTCGCGGGCTTATCAAGTACAACACAGGACTTAGCAGAGCAGAAATTACTACCAAATCATTCAATGAAATCTTAGGCATCATGCTAGCCAAATCGGCAGGCGCGGCGCAGGACTACCTAACAACTACTTCATTCAAGATGGATGTATTGCGTGTCTCATCAGAGCGAGCAAAGGAGTCAATCGGCGAGGGCTTGGTTAATGCCTTTGCAGTCCTTGGTGGTGGCTCACAAGCCAGCGATGCATCTAAGACTATTGACAATATCGCCAAGGGCATCAACGCCATCACAATGGCTACAGCACAAGCAGTCAATGGCTTACGTCTGCTCTACAAAGGTCTCGACTTCCTTACTTCCTTTGGTGGACTTACAGGAGCAGATGGCGCACTTGTTAGAAGGTTTGACCAAGCGCCAACACTTTCAACCAATCGCTCTGCATCTCCAGCAGGTACAGCCATTCGCACACGCCAACAGCGTGAGGCAGAAGCACTAGCCGAGAAGAGAGCCAAAGAACTTGCAGCTTTATTAAAGAAGCAGGTTGCATCCACCAAACTCTTGACAGCCGAGCAGAAAAAGCAGAACAGCCTTAAGAAGTCTGCCACAGTCTTTGACCTAGAGCAGATTCAACTTGTCGCAGCTCTCAAGGGTAAATTGTCAGAAGAAGAGAAAGTGCGCGTACAAGCTCAACTGGCTTTGCTTAATGGCAATGAGGCAGTTGCAAAGCAATTGACTAACCAGATCCTTATGGCTCAAGATTC